TCTGGAGGCGTGTTACCAAGCCGAATGGCGGGACACTAAGAACGAGCGCCACCAGCTTATCAATATGAGACAGCTTGAGGCACACTTCGGTCACGACCTACCCGTTGTTACTATCACGACGGAGGCGGTGGACAGCTTCATAAGGTCACTTGAGGAGCGCCAACTCTCACCCGCTACGATTAACAGCCGCCTGTCTACACTTAGCAAGGCTCTCAACTTCGGGGCTGACCGCAACTACCTTACAAACCGCCCAAAGATTACCCGCAAGAAAGTAGGCAACAACGCTCGCATGCGGTTCCTTACCGAGGAAGAAGAGGTGGACATCCTTGACGTTCTGGACGCCGACGGGCGCACCGAGTTCAGGGAGTTCTTTATATGGTCACTCGACACAGGTATGCGTCCTATCGAGGCACGTCACGTACCACAAACCGCCGTGCGTTTTGACAAGGGTATGAACAAGTACATCGTTGACCTTAGGCGTACGAAGAACGGGTTCCCGCGCACCATACCACTCACCGACCGCGCCTACGAAGCCTTTGTAGCGCTCCGAGATGAGCCCTTTCCATTCGCTAGGTTCACCGAGTCAAACATCCGTAGCAACTGGAAGTTTGTTAGGGAGGCACTCAACGAAACCGACCCAGAGTTTGTGTTCTACCTAACGAGGCACACCTGTGCTTCCCGTCTGGTGCAGCGCAGGGTCGAACTATACACCGTCAAGGAGTGGATGGGTCACAAGACTTACGAGATGACTATGCGATACGCTAAGCTATCTCCCCGCAATATGCTTGACGCTGTGGAGGCACTTCAACAATCTATCTAATATGCACGAAACCTACAAATGTCTTGAGATTGATGGCGTCGATGTTGACGTCACCATCCACTGGGCATCCGAGGAGTGTGGCGAAGACTACTACATCGGCGACTCCCACGTTTGGAGAAGCACCACAGAGTACCGCATAAGCCACGTGGAGTCTGACGACGAAATATATGACTTCGAGTACGCTCCGCTGACAGCCTTCGAGGTCGCCGTATCCGCAGCCTACCAGCAGAACCACTTTGAACCCTAATACATATACTACCCGCGAGCATATGCGTGAAACCTACATTGCTGAGCTCGAAAAAGACAAGCGCCGACTAGACTACTTACTCGACACCCAAAAAGTACCCATCCTCAAAACGCGTAAGATTATTGACTACGTGATGAAGCACGAACGCTACGACAAACGACATAAACCAAACACACATATACAAGCTGACTGAACTATAAACACTTTACCCTATGTCCTCTCCTTACCTCTTTCGTATATGCTGCACCACGCAGGTCATTCTCCTGCACAGCGAACCGATAATGTGAGTGAAGGCTACTCACCTGAAACAACAGGGAGCAGCGGGATGGCCTCCGCTGGGGCGTTATTGCCTTTACACAAATGAAATCAACCGAGAGTTAACCTCGGCGTTAACAATCCAAACACTTCACCCTATGTCCTCTCCTTACCTCTTATCGGATATGCTGCACCACTCAGGTCATTCGCCTGTACAGCGAACCGATAATGTGAGTGAAGGCTACTCACCTGAAACAACAGGGAGCAGCGGGATGGCCTCCGCTGGGGCGTTCTTTTAACTAATAACTCTATGAACATAAACTTGCTACAAGGAGACTGCTTAGAGCAGATGAAACAACTACCAGACAACAGCGTGGACAGCATTGTGACCGACCCACCATACGGCATTAGCTTCATGTCCAAGAAGTGGGACTACGACGTTCCTAAAGTCGAGGTGTGGAAGGAAGCTATGCGTGTTCTGAAGCACGGAGGGCACGCTTTGATTGCTTGTGGCACTCGGACACAGCACCGAATGGTGGTGAACATCGAGGATGCAGGGTTTGAGATACGTGATGTGGTAAGTTGGATTTACGGCTCAGGGTTCCCGAAGAGTCTAAATGTTAGCAAGGCGATTGACAAGGCGGCAGGGGCTGAGCGTGAGGTGGTTGGTAGCAAAGTCACTGGCAGAGCTAACGCGCCAAGAAGCGAAGGAAGAAACCATTCAGACTGCGCTGGTGGCCAAATGAAGGTTGACATCACCGCACCAGCCACCGAAGCAGCCAAGCAATGGGACGGCTGGGGAACAGCCCTAAAGCCTGCCTGTGAGTTCTTCACGCTTGCCCGTAAGCCTCTATCAGAAAAGACGGTGGCCGCTAATGTCCTCAAGTGGGGGACTGGTGGGATTAACATTGATGGGTGTCGGGTGGGGACGACTGGCTCTAGAACAAACTCAAATGGAAAGAGAAGTATGTATGGTGGTAATTCTCTACTAGAGAGTAAGACACATAACGATACAACAACCATTCATAACCAAGGTCGTTTCCCAGCCAACCTAATCCACGACGGGAGCCAGCAGGTTCTTGAGTTGTTCCCTGAGACTAATAAGGGCTTTGCCGCTCGCTTCTTCTACTGCCCCAAAGCTTCCAAGAAGGACAGAGACGAGGGGCTTGAGGGGTTTGAGGAAAAGAAATCTAGGAAGTGGAGAGATGATAAAGGAATGAAGCTGACTGGCAGTGGAAACCTGCGAAATGAGATGTCCCGCAACACCCACCCCACAGTTAAACCAACAGCCCTTATGCAATACCTATGTCGCCTCATAACCCCTACGGGTGGCGTTGTCTTAGACCCTTATATGGGCAGCGGTTCAACGGGTAAGGCAGCAGTCAAGGAAGGCTTCAGCTTTGTAGGCTGTGAGCTAGACGAGGACTACTACAAGATTGCTACGGCTCGCATCGAGACAGCTAAATAACACCAACCCAAAGAGTATTAACGACTTAACTTATGTCCCCGAAATCTGCTTCGGGAACATTAGAGCGTTCTAACCAACACAACAATACAATATGACACACAAAAATACTAATCGCCCTCTATTCAAACCCACAACCGAGGACGTTCTCACACGCGGTCTTAACGCTATGACGATGGCTTGTGATTCCCTAACCAAGCAAAACCAAACCCTGAACAAGGATATTGAGGGTCTTAAAGCCAAGATTACTAGGCTACAGGACAGGATTCTCACCGAAGGGGGCGAAAAGCGGTGACAAAGCGGTGACAAACTACGTCATCGGTGACAAATAGAGACAAATCTAACCCACAATGAGAACATTCCGTAAACTTGACAAAACGCGGAATAAGTCTTTTAATTCAGAGACTTAGGTGGTACCCAAGGCCGGACTCGAACCGGCACGCCCGTTAAGGCGGGGGATTTTGAATCCACTGGAATCGCCGAACACAATTCAAAGCACTGAAAATACTACATAAATTTCAAATACTTATCCCCAGTATCGGTGACAACGCTCTAGTAGCGGTGACAATCTGGTGACAAATTTACTTTATGGACAACCTCACACAAGACGAACTCAACACAGAGATGACCACCATTGGGGTGGGTCGTTACCGCAACAAGGTTGAGGGTGCGCGTGCACGAGGTACTGAATCCGAGACAGCCTATGGGCAGCGACTCATCCGAGGAGCGTTGCCTAACTATATCAAAGCTATCGACGACCTCAAGAAGTCTTGGAAGCCCATAAAGAACAAAGGGCAGTGGCAGTTAGATTTGATTGAAGTCCCGTCGGACAAGATTGGCTTCATGGTGATGCGTACTGTGTTGGATATGCTCACTCGCAACAGCAAGATGGCAGCGATGTGTACGAAGGTAGGCAATGTGTTGGACTACCAGATACGCTGCGACAGGCTGATAAAAACAAACAAGAAGGGCGAGGGCATCGTACTGGGGGCTACCCGTAAGAGAGGTTGGGTAGCCTCCAAGCATCACATACGTGTGAGTATTAAGCACGAGGTTGAGAAAGGGCTGATGGAAGAGATACCAGCTTGGACTCGGCGTGATGTTATGGCTTCAGGGCTCAACCTAGTGGAGCTCCTTCGAGACGTTACAGGTATCATTGAGTACCGCTACATCACCGACACAGGACGCCGCAACCCTACTCGCTACGTTACCGCAGCCGAAGAGACGCTGCGCTGGGTCGAGGAGTTCAACTATCACAAAGAGATGCTGACTCCGTTTTGGTTACCCACGGTGGACACACCAATGGAATGGAAGAACATCTGGGAAGGTGGTTACCGCGTTGAAGACACCGAGCTTCCTAAGCTGCCATTCATCAAGACAACTAACATGGAGTTCCTTCGTGGCATCGAGGGTAAACTAGATGAGCCTATGGAGGCTTGTAACCTAGTTCAGCAGACCCCGTGGAAGATTAACGATGAAGTCCTAGCCACTATGGACTGGGCTTGGAAGAACTCAGTAAAGGTGGGTGGACTACCGAGCCGCGACGACGAGGTGATGCCAGACATCCCCGCCGACTTCAACGAGAACCAGCGCTCAAAAGCTATGTGGAAACGTATGGCTGCGGGTGTTCACAAGCGTAACATGAGCACACGCTCAAGGCGTCTACTGGTAGCTAAAGTTTTGTTCCTAGCTGAGAAGCTTAGCGACAATCGTTTCTTTTATCCATCTCACTGCGACTTCCGTGGGCGTGTTTATAACATCCCAGCTTTCTTAGGTATCCAAGGCCCCGATATGTGTCGCGGGCTTCTTAAGTTTGCGCGTCCCCAACGCATCAAAACAGATGACGACTACAAGTGGCACGCCGTTCAAGGTGCAAACACTTGGGGCTACGACAAGGTAACACTAGATGAGCGCGTTAAGTGGGCTAATGACTTCGCCGCTGACGCAATACGAATTGCTGCAAACCCAACCAAAGAGCGACTATGGACAGAAGCCGACGACCCGTGGCAGTTCCTAGCGTGGTGCTTTGAGTGGGCGCAGCTCCAGAACACGGGTAAGCTAGACACCTTCCTCCCTGTGAATATGGACGCCACCAATAACGGCCTCCAGATTCTGTCTATGCTTACTCGTGACGAATACGGGATGGCAGCTACCAACGTGTCACCCACAGACAACCCTGCGGACATCTATTTGGTTGTTGCTAAGCAAGCCGAGCGGTTCCTACGGGAGCAGGCTGACAAGGGGGACGCCATCGCTAACGCTTGGTTAGGTTTTGGTATTGACCGTAAGACCACTAAGCGCCCTGTTATGTGTTACAGCTACGGGCTCACCGAGTACAGTAACCGTGC